ACCCCGCCGCCTTTGACGGCAAGCGGGGACTTCTCAATGGTGATGATTCCGCCGCGTTTGAAACAACGCGGCATTATCCACCAGTGCTTGTTATCGATTGGAGTCGGCGACTTGCGGAGTGCCAATCACAACCAGCGAAACGCCGACGTTGACGGTGGCGTTGGACGCGTTGGCGATGCGCAGACGGCCGCGGATAAACCGACGCGGGCCGTTGTAGGAAATCGCGCCCGACAGCGCAGTGCTTACCGCGAAGTCACGGCCGCCAGTGGAGTTGACACCTTGCGCTTCTCGGCCGCCCGGGAAATGCGCCTCATCGGTCACGGTTGCGCTTCCCGCACCGGCCGCGCTGGTCGCGTGGTCGATGGAAAGCGTACCGGAAATGGACGCGTGACCTTCGGTTGTTACACCGATGACGGTAACCGGCCCGACGCATTCGCTTACATCTACGAAATCCGACAGCAGGTCAGTGTTCCCCGTATAACCAGCGGCGGGGATGTTTCGCGCACCGTCTGCACTCACAATGGAGTGACGCAGATAATCGCTTTTCATGGTTCAGTTCCTCTCGGAGATGGTTTAGACCGCGTTTTAAGCGGACGCTTTCAGTGCGCGGATAGCGCGGGTATCGGCGGGTCGAGCACCACTACGGCGCGCCAGCGTGACTTCGACATTCGGCTTATTGGAATACGGGTCAATAAGCGCAAACATCGATGCACTCTTATCCGCAATTTCGTAGCCACTTCTAAAATCGGCTACAAATGCGAAATAAGCATCGCCAGCCAGTGACGGACAGTGATCGTTGATTCGCACCGGTCGTTGAACCAGTGACAGACCACCACCTTCGCGCACAAGTTGTTCGCTCATGGGCATCAGATAGTTCCCGTCAGCATCTCGCACCATGGCGAATGCGGCGTATGAACTGCGGCCCATAATCCAAGTCGAGTTCATGCGATAACGCGAATGCAGGCCATTGACCGCGGCGATTGCGGGGTTGAAACCGAATGCGGCGTTGGACGCTGTGCCGTGACCAACTGCGCCCGCAACACCTGTCTTGACCGCTTTGATAGTGCCGAAATCGGCTTCGGTTGACGCATCACCATTCGCATTGACATCCGTTTTCGGCAAGGCGTTAATGCCAAGCGGTTTGCCAACGCCATCACCATTGATATGGTAGTTGGCTTCGGTCTCACCAAGCGCGGCGGTCGCCTCTTGACGCAGGAAATCCTGCACGTTCATAGACGCGTCTTCCATAACATTGCGGTGGAGTGAGGTGGTCACTGACCAGTCGGAAATCGGGTACTCGACGTTGGTCAGTTTCGGCAAGTCGCCAGGACTCCAATCGACGGTCTCACTACCGACGGTCACGGTGGTCTTCCCGGTCGCCAGCATCAGTTTGACGCTGTCGCCCATAACGCCAGTGCGTTGGAGAGCCATGCCGCGCAGTGAACCGTAAGTGTAGAGTTCGCGCATGATGCGCCCACTCATGTGCGGCGGCACAAGGATGCCGTAAGACGGGGAAAACAGACCGCTACCAACCGCGAAGGTCTGTTCAGGCATCTTGCCGTTCAACGCGCCGAAGTCACGCTGACCGCCAGTGATGTAGCGGTTGAATACCGCGTCAAGCCGTTTGACATCCTCTGCGCTTGCCAAGTCAGCATCGGTCTCATCACCATAAATGCGTTTGGCATTGCCGCCTGCAAACTCTTGACGCGTCTGCGTCAGCGCAACACGCGCGGCAAGCGTCTCGGCATCATCGGAATCCTTGACGCGCACACCTTTGCGTTGCAGTTCTACAACCTGCGCTTCCAGTGCTTCGCGCTTCTCGGCATCTTCCTTTGCGGCGGCGGTCAAGTCGGACAGCGTCTTTGCGGCCTCACCGATGGCGGCCTCATGCTTTTCCCACTTTTCCTTCTGGTCGGCGGACAGGGAGTCGATGCCTTTGCGCAGGTCTTCCCGCGCCGCCGTCAGTTCGGCATCAAACTTTTCGCTGGCTTTGGAAACCAGTGATGCCAGATTTGCGTCTTCACTCATGGCTGAAAATCCTCTCGGATGTGAATGTTGAAAATAGTATAGCGCGAAATGAAAACTTGTCAAGCGGTCTTTTCGCGCCGATAGTGATGTCGTCTTTACCGCGAGATAATCCGCATTAACTCGGCGCGAGTTTGCGGATAGTCGTTTTCCAACGCAGGCGCATTCGGTCTAATGCGCTTGACGGCATGGGGGAAAGTCGCCAGTCGGATGTGGTCGCCCGCCGATAACCTCTCTGCAGGGTTTCCTTCGATGGAAAATGTGATGGCGGCATCGGGGTCGGTTGCGCTGTTTTCCACACGCGCGCCGTCTATCGCTGGAAACGAGACGGCGCTCACCTCCCTCAACACCGCGTCAACGATGCGGTCGACTTCGTAGGCGCGCGGACCTTCCCCGCGCTTTTCCGTCTCGATTTTTACTACGTCAAAGCCCACACTTAATCCTGTGAGCACGCCGTTTCGCATGTTGGAGTCGACTTCCTTTCCCGCCTGCACATCGGTATTCAATAGAAAGTCCATGTGCAGTTCGTCTTTGCCGTCAGTAAATTTATCCGCCTTGCCGATGGGCTGCCACGAGTCATGCTGATTCAAGATTAAAATCTTGTTCGGCTCGTTCAACGAGTCGCCAAACAGGCCGGGCGCGAGCTCCATAACTGACCACAAGCGGTCAATCTCGACGTTGTATAAACAAGCGGTGCCGTCATGCTTTGCCATAACGCCATCTTTGCCTTTGGCAAGTTGCGTCAGACGGACTGGCGGGAGTGTTCGCGCTTTCATTTGCTAATCCTCTTGTGGAGTGTTCGGTTTGCGTTCCCCCGCAGGCGGCGCACCAGTCGGTGCTTGAATCTCGGCGACTGGTTTGAAACCGCTATCGCAAGCATCATCTTCGCGCATGTTTTCCGCTTTGCGGGCCTCGGCCGGCGACATCCAACCAGAGACGATTGCCTTCTGATAAAAGTCGGCGCGTTGATTTGGAGTGCCGCGTAGAAACGACTTAAAGTCGAATTGAAAATACATGCCGTCTGCGCGTTCCTCTGCGGTCAACACATTCTGGTCAAGTACGCCTTCGATGCCCTGCGCCAGCGGTTGCAGTGTATAGCGCACATATCCAGCCACCTGTTCCGTTAAACCGCTTCCCCAATTTGCCGAGCCCGCGACGTCCATGAGCAGATGGTTTGGAATACCAAACGCTCTCGCGTACTCCGCAATCTGCGCGCGGCGCGATTCAACATATTGTGACTGCTGGTTGCTTCCGGGCGGGAAAACGATGTTCGGATTGCCGGGCATCGCTTTCCACTTCTGGTCGACGCGCGAATCGTTAAGCGTGTCCTGCGCCGCCTTGATTTGCTCTGCGGTCAAGTCGGCTTCTGGATATACCACAAATCCTTTCATATTGCCGCCGATGAGTGACCGCTTCGCGTGGTATAACTGCTCCAACGATGCCCGCAACAAGTCACGCAGAGTAGTCAGCGAGCCGACGCCCGCGTATCCCTCTGCGTCAGTAATCGCGCCTTTGAAATGCAAGATGTCGGGAACTCGCAAATCGCGCTGGATTGATTTCGTCTCGGTGACCAGCGTGGACGCGCTCACGCGATAAAAGATTTTATCGCTGTCGTCTACGCACACAACCACACGGCGCGGGTCAATCGGCTTAAATGAAAACGCCTTTTTACCGCCATTGACGCGCACTTGTTCGAGATAACCATTGCCATGCACGGCAATGTTTTGAACCACGCTCTTGATTAACGCCTGCTTTGTAAGCGCGGGACGGTTGGCATCAGGGTCGGCAAGCGCGGATAACGCGGGATGCGTCTTGACCTCATCTGCGCCGCATTCGGTTTCCCGCATTAGACGCAACGGCATCTGCGAGATGCTATCTGATAAGATGCGGATGCAGGCCGCGTACGCGGGGACGCGAAGTGCTTGCGTCTCGGTGACGGGCGTTTGGCTAACATCATCGGCGGCATCTCTAATATCGCCGCCAAAGAAGTACATGTTGTTTCCAACAGGAAACGCGCCAGATGCGAATTTTAGAAAAGACGGAAATTTCATAACGCCGAATATAGCATCAGTTTCATTTTCGTCAAGCGTCAAAGCACATGAACAAGAGATGCGCGCGCCTTCTCTTCCAGCGGCATCGCGCGCGCCAGTCCAACCGCCATCGCAAGCGCAACCACACCATCGATGCGCTCCACCGATTTCCGTTTATCAAAGCGGCGGTTTCCACTGGGGTCGGCAATCGTGACCGCGCTGGTCACATTCCACCGCAAGCACGGATTCATCTTGACCGCCAGCGTCTTTTTTAAGATTGCCTCCTCCAGATAGTCAATGGACTGCGGCATGAACAACGGCTCAAACAGGCCGTTTGCCATGATTCCTGTGCGCTTATCTCTATCCGCCTTGCCGCGCCATGTCCCCTGCCCATGCATGTAGACGGCAATGCCTTCCCGCAAACGCTTGCGTCCATCATCGGCAAGATAGGCGGTGACGTCCTTTTCCCCAAGCACTCGCAGAAACTCATCCGCTTTCCAACGGTCAAACGCAACGCCTCTGATGTCGTGCTTCTCTATCAAGCGCATGAGCCACTGCACTGGAAACTCATAATCAACAACCAGCCCTGGCGTGGTTTCCAACACGCCCATCTCTTTCCAAACGGAATACGGCACTCGGTCTTCGCGCTCACGCACAAGCAGTCCTTCCCCCGGTACCCAGAACTTTGCCTCCGCATACAACTTGCCATCTTTCCCGCGCCAGACGACTGCGCCCGCCGTCAAGTCACGCCGCGCCGACAGGTCAAACGAAACCACCGCCGACATGCCATCGGTGTCGGACAGCGTTTCCTTCTCGCATGCCTCCCACGCCGATGACTCTATCCACGAGTCACTACTCTCTACCCACTCCCCAAAGTTCAAACGCAAAGTCAAGTTGCGCTTCGACGGCATTGATTTGGCGACGGCGACTTCCGCCCGCAGATAATCCACGCCCGGCAACAACGGCATCGATGGATTGGTCTTTACCCACACCGACTCGTCCTCGATAGGGTCGTCATCCCTGTCGCCGCTGAAAACCATCGCAAAGTGCGCGTTATCTTGAATCTCACCGCATGCGGTTTTTACACCATGCTCATGGTATTCCCAACCAACCGACTGCTGACTCTCACCGCTGTTTGTAGAAAGCAGTAAAAGCGGCTGGCGACGCGTCTTGGCTCCCTTGCGCATGCTCATAATAATCGAGTCGTTTTCCAACTCATGAATTTCGTCAATGAGCGCGCAACTCGGTATCGGGCCGCTTGCGCCTTTGGCATCCGTCTGTGTTGCGATGCGCCGAAGGAAACCAGCATTCCCCGTCTCTGGATTGCGGTAAGTGATGTTGTAGGCGTTCACGCCGCCATAGATTTCACACATGCCGTTCATTCGCTCATCGCGCTTTACCATCTCGGCCGCGAAGTCAAACATGACTCGCGCCTGCTCTTTATCGCGCGCGGCAATAAAGACCTGCGGCAACTTTTCCCCGTCCGCCATCAGCATGTAAAGCGCAAGTCCCGCGTTCATAGCCGACTTGCCTGACGACTTCGCGGTCTCCAAATACACCGTACGAAACCGCCGCAGACCAGTTTCCTTATGAACCCATCCGAAAATGCTTTGTAAATAAAACGCCTGCCACGACAGCAACTGAAACAACTGCCCATCGGTTTCCCCGATTGATAACCGCAACTGCGTCTCGAAAAAACGACACACACGCTCCGCCTTTTCCATATCCCAGACGTACGGAAAACGCGCCTTGCCTGCATTTTCAAGGTCGCGGAAATGTCTTGCCGCCGCGCCGCGAATGCCCGGCCCGGCCACGATGTCGCCGTCAAGCACTGCGGCGGCGTACTTATCCGCCGCGCATTTATTGCGCTTGACCGGCTGTTTCTTTTTACTCGGCATCAGGTGTAGAACCCATCTTTTACTTCGCGCTGTGCCTTCGCGCGCTTGCGCATGGTTGAATCTATGAACTCCAACAAGCGCGCCTGCACCGATGGAGTGCCGCCGAGCTCGGCAAGCGAGCCGCGGTATTGGTCTCGCGCATCTCGGAAAGCCCCCAGCAACGGATGAGTTCGAGTGCAGTCGTCATTCAACTCGGCATAGACCTCGGGCTGCTTGTTGCGTTTCATTTCCGCCCTGCGCCTATCGAAAAACTTGCGCAGTCGGTCATATCGACACGATGCATGAACCGCCGTTTCCAGCCGCGCCCGATGCGTGAGATTTAGAAAAGGGAGTTCATTCGACAGGCGTTTCCAAACCGCCTTCTCGTCCGCCGCCATTCCTTTCGGCGGCTCACCGACAGGCAAGTGACTTCCCTCCAGAGAGACCTCGGGTAAATTTTTACGACTCGGATTGCCGTTGACGCGGTCAACTTCGACTGGTGTTTTATGCCTGCCCATGTGACGACTCCAACGGCAAGGCGCGCCCTTCGGCATCACATCCCCACGTCGTTTTCCCTCTGGCGCGGCGTGACTCCTCCTTCGCGGTTTTCCGCTTGTGGCATTCAACGCAAAGCCCCTGCAAGTTTTCAATACTCCACGCCGCGCCGCCATCCCGCACGGGAACAATGTGGTCGATTTCCTCTGTTGCGGTCGTGATGCCGGCCGCGCGGCACATGGCGCAGATAGGGTATCTCCGCAATGCGCGCTCACGCAGTGCTTGCCAACGGGCTGTGTGGTGTATTGAACTCATGGCGGCGACTATACTCCAAAATACCCCGAAATTATGCGTCTGCCTCCATTCGCGCGGTATGGGGAAAACGCGGCACAAAGTTTATCCGCTTTCCATTCGCGGTTTCATAGCGCATCCATCCGGCCGCCGCGTCACAGGCCTCCGCTTTGTAGAACAACCATCCGGCCGCCGCTTTCTACTCTCGCCAACACGCCTGTGCGCCGGCTTGTATGGTTGCCGCGGCGACTTCCCCGCAGGCAAGACCAGAGTCACGGCCGGTGGTGCCGCGGCGGTGTTGTTTTCAGGTGGTCGTTTCATCAGTGCATTCGCGTCTGCATCTCACGATGCGTGATGCGTGACATGTCGTGGGCGGCACGACGGTAGGTGATGTCGTCCAGCAGACGGTTCAATACCGATGCCGCCGCGCCGATGGTGTGCTCACCATACTCCACTTCCTCTTCCAGCGCAACCGTGTCGATGTCATCGACATCGGTGACTGCGGCTGTTGCTACATCGGTGAGCGCAATCACTGCGGTCAGCAGGTCATCGTTTTCCGTTGGAAAGTCGCCGCTATCCACCAGCGATGTGACGCTCTCGTTTATATCCGCCGCGCGAGATAACAATGCGCGGGCGCGCTTGAGTAAAGCGGCGCGTGATGTCGGTTCAGTAGTCATGGTTCAGTCCAGTGGTGA